AACAGCGGCGGCAATAGCCGGATCGCGATTTGCGGCTGATCTCAGCCCCGCACCCTGGGCGCGCGCATGTCCGGCTCACAGCATCTCTCCCTGCGTTGGCTTCACCGGCGGCGGCAAATCAAACCGTAGCGCGCGCGTCTCCGCCTCGATGCGGCGGCAGGCGCTGTCAAAATACCCTTCATCAATTTCCACCCCGATAAACTTGCGCCCCTCGCGGATGCAGGCGACGCCAGTCGTCCCGCTCCCCATGAAGGGATCAAGGATGGTGCGGGAGTCTGGCAGGAAGCCAAGACACCACTGCATGAGTGCAATGGGCTTCTGCGTCGGGTGATGGCGTTGCTTGCCGCCCTTCTCCGACGCCTGACAGACGCCTTTCCAAAGGTGGCGAAACATGCGGCGCTTGCCGCCCACCGAAGACCAACACAACTCAACGTCGCTAAAACTATCGGCGACAGCATCCGCTGGGTTCTTGTCCCAAACATGAAACATGCCGCCCGGCGGCAAACGCCCAGCGTAGTGATCGGCCCCCCATAAGATAGCGGAATGTCCCAAGAACGGGGCCGGATTGAAAGGAGCGTTGTCTCCGATGAGGGGCGCGCTGTTGCGCATTGCGCCCACGCCGCGTCCGCTTGGACCCTTCACATGCCCAATCCCATACGGCGGGTCTGTCACCACCGCGTCAACAGCCCCCAGCGTCGGCAGCACCTCCAGACAATCCCCCAGATAGAGTGTAGCGTCGCCGATCACCTCGCGGCGCCTCCATGGGCCGGTCATAGCATCTCCCCCTCTATCGGCTCGACCGTTATGATGATCTCGCCATGTTGCGACCGTTCCCCGCGCACTGGCGCGTTCATGCGGAAACAGCCATCATCCAGGCCCATCGCAAGCGCAATCCCGTCACGATACGCCTTGCAAGCGCCGATCACGCCGTCATCATCTGGACGCGAGCGCGGCGGCGGGCGATACTCGACGGTGAATCTGTATGTGCCAGCCGCAGGCGGGATACCCGCCGCCATAGCGGCGTGCCTCGCCCAGGCTTTATGTCGCGCCGTCTCGCGCGCCTTGGTAGCCCAGTGCGGGCGACCGTTCGGCCATAGATCGCGCGGGGGCCATGGTAGCTTGACGATCATTCCCCGCCTCCGGTTCCTTCAAGATTTTTTATCGGCTTAACATATGTTGCTTTGATAAGATTAAGCCTTGCCGCCTTTTTCTCGCCGTTTTTTGTTAGCGCCTTCCAGTATAAATGTTTACCATCATCAAAATGCGGATGGACATCTTGGCCGATAATTTTGCTTAGCTTTTCCGGGCTTTGCGTCCCCCACTTGCTATTGCAAGACCTGCCGGGATAAAATACATCATTTATAATAACTCCATCCATCCTACTTTCTCTTGCCCCGTTATAATTCCAAGACGCCGCTTGATAAATGCCGCCATGATGGCCCTGTGTTTTATCAGCAAAAGAAACAACCAAATCAACGCCACGGCGCTTCAGCACCTTAACGCCGAAAGAAATAAGGCCAGTAAGAGCGCCCTTTCTTTCGTCGCGGACAAGCCTTGACAATTCGATTACAGGTTCTGCCCATCTGGTCGGCGGTATGGAAAAAAAGCAAGCCGCCCATGCCCTGCCGAAATCATTAAAAAGCCCTCCTCCTTCATGCGCCGTCACGACCAACTGCACGTTACCCGGCGCGCGGCGGCTGTAGTGATAGCGCTTGACCAAATCAACAGCGGCGTCGATTTGACCGTCTCGATAATGCACGTCTTTCATTCCCCGCCACCCAAAAGCCCCGACGCCGCAGCGCCGGGGAGTTTCAGGGAGGTGACCGGGCGACGCGCCCCGGCCAGCGCATCAGCGGCCACAGGCTGCCCGCCGATCCCTGCAATCACGTCATCAACCATTTGGATTCTTTGCCCGACCCAGCGCACTACGTTGACAGCCTTTGAGTTGCCTATCGCTTTGTATTGCGGCCCGTCTGGCGAATATTCCTTGCCGCGCCACGGAACATTGCACCAGCCATCCGGGAAGCCCTGGAGCCGGTGGCATTCGGTAACGCTTAGGCGGCGGACGGTGTAGCCGTCATTTATAGCATGAATTTGGCTATCGGCGCCCAAGCAAAACGATAAGTCTGCGGAAAAGGACGCCGTTCCTTTCCCCCCCTGCATGTTGACGGTTTGAACTACCATTGGCCGGGTGCTTCCGCCATCCGCAGCCCTGATCGCAGGCGACACGCCGCCCGGCTCAACCTCAGCCATCGCGCCGCCGTCGCGACCGCGAAGGGGAAACGCAACTAATCCGGCATGATCGCGAAACCCGCTGTGCGCATCGCAATCGCTAGTCACAGTGCTTGCGACCTGCTCAGCGGCAAACGTCTCTACTGCCCAATCAAGCGGTTGACCGTGCGCGGCAAGCGATGCAGCTACGTCAACGCCTCCTGACTGGCGACCGCCCCCAGAGCAGAACGTAGAGGCTCCGGTATGACCTTTCCCTGCCGTTCGGCGCGGCGCAGAATCCCCGCGCAAGCCTTCGGGCTCAAAGAGAGCCGCCGCAGGTGGTCGCCAGTCTCCAAGATATCCGACAACGAACACACGCTGCCGTCGCTGGGGAACGGCGCGAGGGTAGCCGTCCACTCTGGCATACTGTGAATCGAGCACACGATATGCGAGGCCGTAAGCGTCTGGGATGCCCTCAACAATTCCGGCATTACCCCACCCCCCATCGGGGACTGCGATTGTCTTGCCGCTGAAATCGCCCAGAAATCGCGCAAAGTCTCGTCCGAGGTTGCTTGAGAGAACGCCGCAGACATTTTCCCAGACAATAAATCGGGGGCGGTATCGCGCAGCAATTTCAACAAATGTAAGGGCAAGCGAACCTCTGCTGCCAGCCATTCCAGCACGGAGTCCCGCGACCGAATAATCTTGGCAGGGGGTCCCTCCGACGAGAACATCGACATTTGCATCTGGCCACTCCTCAAAACGGGTCATATCACCCCAGTTCGGCACGCAGGGGAAGCGATGCTTGAGAACCGCGCACGGAAACGGCTCAATCTCTGAAAATGCTATAGGGCGCCAGCCGAGCGGCTCCCAAGCGACGGATGCAGACTCAATTCCAGAACAGACTGACAAGAATCGCATCAGCAGCCCCCACCGGCTTCATGCGCGATGCGATGGCAGTTCGGGCAAAGAACCATTCCGTTCTGGATAGTATGCTTGCCGCCCTTGGCCTTAGGTTCGCGATGGTGCGCGTCGCACCGCGCCTTATCCCAGCCGCAACTCATGCACTGATTGCCGTAGTGTCGTATGACTGCCTTGGCCCACGCAGCACGAGACCGGTAACAGTGCTCACCTTCGCAGATAGCGTAGCTTTTACCTTCATTCCAAGCGCCGTCGCGCAATAGGCGAGCATGAGACGCTTCTACGCGAAGGCACCCGCATGATCGTGTTCCAGCGGGGCGAATGAGGTTGTTCTGCGATACGATGCGCTGCCCGCCGCAATCGCAAGAGCAAAGCCAAAGCGCGCGGCCATCGCTATCGCGGCGACCAGCGAACGATACGACAACTAGGCGCCCGTGCCTGTGTCCTTTCATGTCGCGCATGTAGCGGGACGCGCTCTCAATCCCCGAGCAAACAGAACCGTAAATCATTGCGACGCGCCATTAGGCTCTTGGCATTCGACGGCGGGCTGCTGATCCACGTCCAGCCGCACCCATGCGCCGGGTTCAATCCCGGCTTCTCGTTGAATGCGCGCCGCCTGCGCCAGCGTCGGCTCGCGAAAGCCGTTCCGCAGCCGTGACAGTTCGGCCTCTGACATTCCAACGCGCGCCGCAAACGCGCGAGCCGTCAGCCGGTTGGCTCGGAGAAAGGCGTTGAGATCGGAGATTGCTTGTTCCATGGGCGCACCGTTTCATGCGGAAATATTTTTGTCAAGCGCAAGATTTACGTTGACACGCGCCCCGATACGCGCGAAAAAGGGTGCGCAGACAAGTGGAGGACGACATGACCGAACTTCTGACGCTCAACGCGATCCGGGCGCAAGAGCCTAGCCCCGGCATCTGGCGCAAGTTGCTGGCGTATCTCGGCAAGACTGCCGCAGACGATGCGCCTCTGTCCATGCTGACGGTGCTGGACAGCAACGGCCTGGACGACGCGCTGTGGTGCCTGCGGTGCGTCAAAGGCCGCGACGGCGCGATCCGGCTCTTGGCCTGCGACTTCGCGCAGTCGGTCGCACATTTCAACGCCGATCCGCGAGTGCAAGCCGCGATTGACGTTGCCCGCCGCTATGCGGTCGGCAATGCCACGGTCGGTGAACGGTGGATGGCGTATGGTGCGGCGTATGATGCGGCGTGGGATGCGCGGGCCGCTGCTGCGGCGCGGGCTGCGGCGTATGCTGCGGCGGATGCTGCGGCGAGTGATGCGGCGTGGGCTGCGGCGTATGCTGCGGCGGATGCTGCGG